TGTTTGCGGGGCTGTGCAGCCACGCGACGCCAAACACTTTGTATTTCATATGCCCTCCCAGGCTTACAGAACTTTGAACAACTCGATCAGCAACGTGCCAACGGCAAAGCCGATGGCGACCCAATGGATGAAATCTTCAAGCTTCCGATTCATCGGACACCTCCGGGCGCTCGCCATCTTCAAGGCAACCGCCATCGGCACACTTGGGGCAGTAGACCCAGTCGATGTGCACCTGTCCGAGTGAGCGGTATGTTTTTGCGCCGGGGTTGCTTCCTTCCCATGGGCACTTGGTGCAGTGCCAGTACCCGTCCAGCGAATCGTCGTCGTCGTAAAAAGGCATCGTCGTCTCCTGTCAGCACCGTGCCGACGTGGGTGAACTGTAAACCCAGTTTACGCTTGTGTCAACTGGGTGGACACTTTTATCTCAAAATGAGACACTCGTCACATGGACATACATCAGGTCATTAGCTGCTTTGGGACGATTGCCGGTACGGCACGCGCGCTCGGGGTGAGCCGCCAGACGATTTATAACTGGATCAATGGCCGCAAAAAGATCACCGAGTTGCGGCGTCAGGACATCGAGATTCGCTTGGGAAAGCACACCCGGGCGTCGGTGGCCTGACCGGCCCGGGTGGCTCTGGGGCAGAGGCGGTATCGGCGTACCCACGGGCTAACAGTTTACACAAGTTGATTTGTCAATAGCAAGAAAGGGTAGGGAAATGACGCAATATGACAACACGAACACGGGCGCCGTGTTTAAAAACAATCGCAAGACGCAGGACTGGCAACCGGAATACACCGGCACCATCAATGTCGAGGGCAAAGAATATTTCATTGACCTCAAGTTGCGCGAGGGCAAGAACGGCACGTTCATGAGTGCCAAGGTCAAGCGCAAGGATCGGCCTGCCGGCGGTAAGGCGGTGCCAGCGGCCATCCCGACGTCCATCCCGCGGCCACCCGAGCCGGCTGCTGACTTCGACGATGACGTGCCGTTCTGATTACCCGGAAAGTACCGCAAGGTTGACAGGCGCCGAGCTGCAAGCGTAAGTTCGGCGCACGTCCCCCGCCTCGGACGTTAATCTAGGCATCACCCGCAAGGGTTGTCCCTCACCACGGACGAAAATATCTGGTGCGCGTGGGGCCGTGCAAACCGGCTACAGGGTAGGTGTCGCAGCGCGTACAGATGCGGCAGTAATAAAGTCGGCTCCGAAGGGCAGACGACTTCCCGACATCTCCAGTCATGGGGGTTAGGGGGGTCTTTGTCTCACCAAAGGGCAGGGGATACTGAAGAACTCTTAAGACCGTATCTGATATTGGAAACCGTATCTAATTCACTATGAGACGTGGTCCAAGCCGAAGGCGCGGAAGCTCTGGGAGGAGCAGTGGCAAAAAGGATTCTGACCGCAGAGCAGGTTGCTGAGATCAAAGCAGCTGGAGCGTTACGGTTGACGTTGAGCAACAAGCATCTTGCGTTGCGTTTCGGCGTGTCACCTGACCACATCAAGAACGTGATTCACAACGAGGTATGTCGACGTCGTAAGCAGCGGGAACGTGAGCGACGCCTGCTGGCTAACACGGCCAAGTTCGATAACACGGCCACATTTACTGTGCAGAAAATATGACCTGGTCAAAGCGCGGCAAGTACCGTAACAAACCCACGGTCGTTGACGGTCGGCGGTTTATGTCCAAGCTTGAGGCCAAGCGGTACGAGCAGGTCAAACTTTTGGTCGAGGCGGGTGAGGTCAAGGCGTTTAGGTGTCAGCCACGGTACGAACTGGTGGCCGGCATCACCTACGTGGCCGACTTTGAGATCGTATGGGCAGATGGGCGGGTGACGGTGGAGGACGTCAAAGGGGTCGCGACCGACGTGTTTAAGTTGAAGCATAGATTGTTTGACCACTTCTATGCCGGTAAGTACCCGCCACTGGTGGTTTTAACGTCAAAAGACTTGGGGAAGGTGAATAGATCATGAACGTATTGACGGCATTAGAGATTCAACAGCGCTGTGGCCAAACGGGTCGGGCGTTGACCGAGTTGGTTAGCGTGTTGGCCAACCAGCTCGAGCCCGCGACCAAGATGTGCCTGGACACGTTGGCCGACGGTGGCCGCATCCTTGTGTGCGGCAACGGTGGATCGGCAGCGCAGGCGCAGCATCTGGTGGCCGAGCTCGTCGTGCGGTTTGAGACCGACCGCCGCGCCCTGAATGCGATTGCATTGTCAGCCGACTCGGCCATCCTGACCGCGTGCGGCAACGATTACGGTTACGAGCGGATCTTTGCCAGACAGATTGAGGCCTACGGCAATGCCGGAGACACCCTGATTGCGTTCAGCACCAGTGGCAAGTCCAAGAACATCAAGGAAGCCATCCACGCGGCGCACAAGAAAGGCATGCGAATCCTTGGGATCAGCGGCAACAAGGGCATGAACGCTTTGTGTGCGCTCGACATCATTTGCCCGGGCGACTCGACGGCAGTGATACAAGAGATGCACATGGTCGTGACGCACCTGCTGTGCCAGGCCATTGAGCGGGGCGTCCCAAAATGAACTCGTATTACCGCATCATTAAGAACATGCCGACGGTGTCCGTCATGGTCATTGGTGACCCGATGTGGGACATCTACCACCACGGATCGGCCACCCGATTGTCGCCCGAGGCGCCGGTGCCGGTGTTCAAGCTCGACTACCTTGACCAACGCCCGGGCGGTGCGGCCAACGTGGCGGCGCAGGTGGAGGCGCTGGGTGCCGACGTCGATAGGTATATGCCGGTTGCCCCGTGGGTTGAGAAGCACCGGTACATGGTGGGCAACTATCAACTGTTCCGCGAGGACAAGGACCGGGAGTACAAACCGCACGGCAACCCCGATCTGGCGGGCATCGACGTTGTCATCCTGAGCGATTACGGCAAGGGGTGGCTGACGCCGCAGCTGTGCAAGTCCGTCATCGAGGACGCAGAGGAGCGCGGCATCCTTGTTATTGTCGATCCCAAAGGCGACAACTGGTCAAAGTACAGCGGCTGCGATTTGATTTGCCCCAACGAGGTTGAGGCCATGAACCCGGACGTCGTGAATTTCTCAGGGGTGCTATACAAGCAGGGCGCAGCCGGCATGACCTTGGACATTCTCGGCGACAAGAAGGTCATTAAAGCCACCGCGAAACAGGTTTACGACGTGACCGGCGCCGGCGACACGGTCGTGGCGGTATTGGCCACGGCTCTGGCGGCGGGAGCCACCTACGTACAGGCAGCGGTCATGGCCAACAAAGCGGCGGGTGTCGTCGTGGGCAGACTGGGCACCGCCCAGGTCACCGCCGAGGAGCTGTTGGCAGAACTGGTCGAAACGGCGTAGCATTATCAGCACTTGCAATTCGGAGCGAATGATGCAAAAGCCGAAAGGATCGTACCCGACCCACAAGATCTGCCCTGCCGACTGGCGGGACACGCCCATCATCACGGGCGACTACGACCTTGACGCCACCATCATGCACCGCAACAACAAGGACCTGCCGCACCGGCTCGAGCTGTACACGCGGCGCACCAAGTCACCGTATGGCGCCTTGAGCGCCTACAACGCGATTAGCAATTACCACGGAGACACCTGATGTCCGCAGACAGCGCCCACAAGTTCAAGCCCGGTAAGGCCGCGAAGGCTCCGCATGGCAAGGGTCACAATCACGAGACGCCGACCATGAAGGGCGCCATGAAGTACGAGAAGCCGTCCAAGAACAAGACGAAGTCGTGATTGATTGGGTCTGGGGCGACCCGCACGGCGACGATGACGAGACCGTCCCAGTCCTGTTTATGGACGACCCAGTTGATGCAGATGACGAAGACGAAAACGAAGCGTAAACCCAGTTTACACAATGACTAAAGCCTTGAAACATCCGCACCGCAACAAAGGCGGCGCGCCAGAAGGAAATGACCACGCAGCCAAGGGAGCCGAGTTTCGCCATGCCGTCAGGCGGGCGCTTGCTCGAGCTGGCGGGACGGTGGACAAAGGACTCGACAAGCTCTGCGATAGTCTTATCGTGGCGGCTGCAAGTGGCGAGCAGTGGGCGATGCAGATGGTGGCAGATCGTCTGGACGGTAAGGCAGCTCAGACGGTCTACGTAGGCGAGGCACCGGAGGCGATAGCAGCACCGCATGGGGACGAACTCACACAACGGCTCAACCGCGCACTCGTTGGACGCAGTGCGGTCGAGGCTTCAGACCACACCGTTCAATAGCCTGCTGCCGGCGTGGGACGCGCTGGACCGCAACGGCACCGACTACTCGGCGATGCGGTGGTTAGCGACGGCTGACCGGTATTACCTGCTTGTCAAACTGCTAGGCCGCACGGATGCCTGGCACCCGTGGCTGTACGCTCGATGCCGTGAGGTGGAGGCGGCGCCTGACGGCTACCTAGACCTGTGGGCGCGCGAACATTACAAGTCCACCATCATTACGTTCGCCGGCATCATCCAGACGATCCTGACCGAACCCGAGATTACGGTGGGCATCTTTAGCCACACCAAGCCAATCGCCAAGGCCTTTCTGGCGCAGATCAAGCGCGAGCTGGAGAACAACCGGCTGTTACAGGCCCTGTTCCCCGAGATTCTGTACGCTAACCCGTCAGCCGAGTCGCCGGCGTGGTCGCTCGATGGCGGCATCATCGTCAAGCGCAACAGCAACAGTAAGGAAGCTACGGTTGAGGCGCACGGCCTCGTGGACGGTCAGCCAACGAGCCGACACTTCAAGCTGCGGGTCTACGATGACGTCGTGACCTTGGAGTCGGTCAGCACGCCCGAGCAGATACAAAAGACGACCGAAGCGTGGTCCATGTCCGACAACCTGGGCAGCTTGGGCGGCAAGGTCTGGCATATCGGCACGCGGTACAGCTTTGCCGACACGTATCAACACATCATGGCGACCGGGGCCGTGAAGTCACGCGTCTACCCGGCCACCCATGACGGCACCAAAGACGGGCGCCCGGTGCTGTTCAATCAGACCGAGTGGGACCGCCGCGTCAAGACGCAGCTTGAGTCCACCATTGCGACCCAGATGCTTCAGAATCCGTTGGCCGGTAGTCAGCGGTGGTTTGACCCTGACGATCTACAGGTCTATCAGGCGCGGCCTGAGTCGCTGATGGTTTACATCATGATCGACCCGGCTCGGTCCAAGAAGAAGGGCAGCGCCAATACCGCCATGGCCGTGGTCGGCATCGACTTCCAAGGCAACAAGTACCTGCTGGACGGCTACGACCACAAGATGGACCTGCTTGAGCGTTGGACCGGGATGCGTAACCTGTGGGCCAAGTGGCGGTCTGCACCAGGCGTGATCGGCGTCAAGGTGGGTTACGAGCGATATGGCGCTATCGCGGACATGGATTACTTCCAAGAGCGCATTCGGGTGGAGAACGTGCAGGGGCTTGACATCGAGGAGTTGGAATGGCCGTCAGAAGGGCCGGGGTCCAAGGACGACCGCGTCCAACGCCTGTTGCCCGACATCCGCGGCCACAACTTTTACCTGCCCTACGAGCCGGCAGATGGCGACCCGGACTTGACCGATCAGCAGAAGCGCATGATTGGCGCCGGCTACGACTACCGGATCGCAAAGCCCATCATCCAGCGCGACGAGAACGGGCAACTGTACAACCTCGCAGAACGGTTTAGAATGCAGGTGGGGTATTACCCATTTGCGGGGCTGAAAGACTTGATCGACGCGGTCAGCCGCATTTACGACATGGACCCAAGACCGCCCGAATACATTGATAGCAACATTCTGGAGCCCGAGCTGCTGTGAGACTCGACCTGACCGACAACCAGATCCGCAACCTGCTGCGCACCGTGGATCGCATAGCCGACGGTCGTGGGCACCTCACGACGGTGGAGGCCGGCCAGATCCGACGCATGGCCGGTGAG